TATTGGCGGCTACCGTGACATTTGACGCATATGCAGCGGTGATAGCAGGGACTAGCCCGGAGTATCCACGCGGGCCTATTCCACCGTCAAACACACCCGCGTCCGCGTCGTCTCGGACGCCTTGCGCAATTGATACAGCAGATGACACGTCGGTCGATAGAGTATTAATTGACGTATCATGCGCATCAAGCGCGGCCTTGATTGCCTTGTTTTGCACAGCGTTTTCAGATGTACTGGACAATGCAGAATCAATTGTCGGATTAACCTGTGCTCCCGTCTCTATACCATTTAACTTTGACTTATCCGACGCAGACATTAATCCGTTTTCGGTCGTAGTCGCGGGTCCAAGTATTCCGCCTTCTTCGTCTGGTTTGATCCAGACGGCCGCAAATGTCGGTTCGTCTGTTTGATACACAGCGCCTGGATTCCCGTCTGTTCCGTCAAACGCTCCACTTGATTTTGCAGTTTCAAGCGCGGTTTCAACGTCAGAAACGGCTTGGCTTGCAAACTCTCCTGCGGAAGTCGCCGCGTCTCCCGCTGCTGAAGCGTATTCCTCTGACAAATGTTTAGCCGCTTCAGCTTCAGTCTTCGCAGTCAGCGCGTCATTTTTTGCATTTTCTGCTGCGTTTGCTGCCGCGGTTGCCGTCTCCGTGTTTGTTATAACTTCGTTTTTAGCGCTTTCAGCGCCTTCCCGTGCGTTTGCTGCCGCTTCTGCGCTCTCCGCAGCCGATGTCGCTGATTCTTCCGCGGAGAGCCTTGCAGCCTCTACTGATGCAATCCATTCTTCTTCTGTTCCTTCGTATCCGTGTTTGACTGCAAGTGAATAGGCGCTCAAATAGTAGCCGCTTATTTCTGCTTGTCCGTTTCCCGGATTATATCTTGATATGTACCAAGTCTTATATGCACCGTAGGCTTTGCTGAAAACGGCATAGTTGTTTTGGTAGCTTGTGAACTCTTTCCGGGCCAGATCAATACGCGCTGACAAATATAATCCGTAAATAATACTGTGAGCGCTGTCGGCCAGCAGTTCTTCTGAAAGTGCTGTGTGTTCCACAATGTCTTCCAGATTCAGCAAAAACAAATCTGTTTGAACGTCTTTATCAAGCTCGTTTAGCCAGACGAGAAAAACGGAATCTTCATAAGCACTGCTGTCCGGATTAACGGATTTTATGTAGTTGACAACTGTTGATCCCGTCATATCAAATTACCTCCCGTCTGCTGATATTCTGTCGGATTTACTTCTGGCACTATTGGTGTTTGTGTCTGTTCTTGCAACTGCGTTTGCATGTTGGCTGTTTGAGTGCGCGCCTTTGCCAGTGCTTCTTTTTGTGCTTCCGCTTGCTTCAGCTTCATTTCATCTTCTTTTTGCTTTTGTTCTCGAAGAAGGTCGCGGTTTCTAGATGCGCCTGGATAATGAAGAAGGGCCATTTGCTCCCAATAGTACATCCGCGTTTCAATAAGTGCCGGGTCTCCAAATGCGCCGCCTTCAAAGTGTGAGCGTGTTTCTTGCCACATGGCTTCTCTGTTTTGTGCCAGTGGTGCGGTTGAATCCGTATCAAAAAGAAAGTCTGTATTCCAATACGGCTGTCCGGCATCATCTATTTCCAAGAATAGCCATTTGTTCCATTCTTCATCCCGGTGATACCCGCGGTTGTCTATGCCGATAATGGGCCGTGGTTCTGCTGCATAAGCAAGAACGAATTTGAATATTGCTTCAAATATTCTTGCGTAACAGGCGTTTTTCATAACGCGCTTTGAATCCATTCGCCCTGCCGCCTGAGCTGCCGAAAATTCTTTTGCTTTTCCGCTTGTTGCCGTCGGATCGTTTCTTCCGAGAAAACTGTCAGTCACGCCAATAATCTGCTGGGCCTCTTTGTAGGCCTGCTCGATCATTGTCAGTGCCGGGTTTATATTAGGTGTAACGTCAATCGTTCCGATTCCGTTTAGGTCGGCAATATTGTCAAAGCGAATTACTTGCAATTCTCCGGTGCTTTTTTTGATGTCGGCTTTGTTTGGCAGTTTAAGATAGCTTCCGCCTGCGATGAGCATGTCTATAATTTTTGCCCAAAGTCTGTTGATGGTGTTCTGCTGATCTTCTATTTTATCAACGTCGCTTTCGCCGAGAAGCTTCCCGAAGCTTGAAACATTTCGCTGAAGAAAAACGGGATAAATATCCGGCTTGTAGTAAGGAATTTTCATTCCTGCTGTCAAAATACGCCCGTCTGTAAGTTCAATGTCAGTGTCAAGAATTTCAAATTCTTCCGCGCTGTCTTTAAGTTTTCCGCCGCAGTGCGGGCATTGGTCAGAACTTCCGGGCACATGTTTTTTTATTACGGAATCTTCTTCGTGACCATTTGGAATCGGGTAGGTTCCGTCAAGTGTCGGCGGTATTTCATCGACTTCAAACATGCCCTCTTGCGCACCGCATTTTTCACAGCGACGTAAATGCCGGGCTTGATAATCTTCGATGTCTTCAAGCACAACATCACAGACCCACGAGAATCTATCAAAACCGCCGTTATTGTTTCTTGAAATGACGATATACTGTGTCAGCATATCCGGTACACTGTCATAGTTACCGTCTGCCGAACGCGCTTCAGGCCGCTCCTCTGCCGCTTGAGATATGCTAACGCCATAAACCCGCTCAATGTGCGTTTTTGTTTGCGGCATGGTTATGGTGATATGATCCATATCTTCAACGTCAGAGGTGATTCCTTCCTGTGGAATTATTTGTTTTGGGTGTCTGTAAGATAACACGCATTCGCCTACTGTCGTATGGGTTCTACGGCTATTGTCCCATTCAAGCATTTGATACGCGCCGCCCTGAATAGGCACAGTACGTTCAAGCTGATCGTTGTTTGATTCGGACGGCAGCTTGTTGAGCATATTGCGTATCATGTCTTCAATAAGCTTTGCGAGCTGTTCATCTTTTTGCCGCAGGGCGTTCACTTTTGGCTGAGGAATATTGCTGTTGATTTGGCTTTCAATTAGCTCTGCAACAATGTTTCGGCAGTGCGGCGTTTTTTTTGTTTCGTCTCCGACATAGATTTCTCGTAGTTCGTGCTGGCCGCGGTAAATGGATTCCCGTTCCTGCATGCGCATAAATTCCGCGGTGTAGGCCGTTTCATCAGCAGAAACAATCTTTTTCCAGTAATCAAGCTTTTCATTGTCTTTCGTGCTCTTTTTTTTGCTGTCAATCTTATTCATCATCAGCCTCTTTCTTTTTGCAGTAAACGCTGCGGATTCGTGCCCGCTCTGTTTCGTTTGACTTCCAGTAGTCTTCTATGACATCTTTCGGCCAATCGTTCATGGTAAACTCAATTTCATCTGTTTTGGTAAAGCGCTGCTGGTTGCGGATTGCGTATGTGATGGCAAGTCCCATAACAAGATCATCGTGCTTCCCGCTCAATGCCTCTGGCCTATCTTTTTCGTTTTTCACGAATGTCAGCATTTCACCAAGCGTATCGTAATCTGTGAAAAGTTCCGGGTGCTGCTGAAACATTTCTTGTAAATTAGCAATCATAGTCGGCCTCGTGACTTGATCTGTTGAAAAACCAAAAGACTTTTTAAGTTGTCCTGTATAGGTGTCCGTTTTTTCCCGGACGTATTGGTTCGGATATCGCAGCCGCGTTAATTCCATAACAGGAAAGGTGCTGTAGTTTGTTTCAATACCGACCAGTGCTTCATTGTAGTGCATGCCTAAACAGTAAATTTGTCTGGCATAAGCTGATTCATCGTATTGTCGATGAAGCACAGCGACTTGTTTTCCGCTGATATTATCGATGACATGTCCGGTAAACCAGTCCGATCCTTCGCCGGCGGTGTCTCCGCCCAACACATAGGGCTTGCGCTTATTAGGTTTTGCATATATTTGAATACATCCGTCTGGCTTGTCAACCCATCGGATGTTCGTAATCGTTTTTTCATCGTAGTCATAGTCGAACTCGCCAATGCTTAGCGGCTTTGGTGCCCGCTCACGCATGAGCATGACGACTTCATTATCAAAGACACCGCGCCCGGAAGTTAAAAACGCCTCATCCGGATTACTGGGGTATTCTTGTCTGAACTTTTTTTCGTCGCCCATGCAGTTATTTCGGATGCACCAGCGCCTCCATTGCAGCTGCTCCGCTGTCAGCTGATAGCGGCAGCTCATTTCAAGCTCATCAAGCGTCCATTCTGTTCCCGGCGGTACCGCCTTTGCATATTCAGGTTCGTCATACCAGGCAAAGAAAAGCGGTGTGTATTCATTTTCTCCGGCGACTGCCGCGTCCCATAGTTCCTTGAATTCATTAAATCCGTTTGCTGTCGATTCGATAAAGACCATGGTTTCCGGCAGTGATGGAACGGCTTGAATGATGCCCGTCCATGTGTCGAGCGGTTTCCCTCGCCAGAATCCAAATTCTGAGGCATGCACGTTGGTAAAAGTCTCGCTTCGTCCAACGCCGTCACCGCCTGCGGTGTTGCAGCGTATTTTGCTGTTAAGTCCCGGATATCTGGCGCGTCTTTCCGGGTTCTTGTCGGGATTTGCAAAGTAAATTTCCTGCGCATTGGAGTTCGCCGTCATTGGCTTAATTGGCGCAGGCAGATTATTGTAAAACAACTTGTTCATACGGAATAGGTTCGCTGTTGCTTCTTCCAAGTGCGCTGTGATAAGGCTGTTAACATTTTCTTTGGTAGCCGATTTTTTGAATATAATCGCTTCAATAACCGTCGATATGCCGAGCTGGCGCGCTTTAAGCACGATGATGCGAATTGGTATTTGCAGCAGATACTGTCGCTTTACTTCATCGTAAAGCCGCGTTTGTGCTTTATTTAAGACCAGAGGGACGACGTCGCCTTTTTTTGTACGAATCTTAAGAAATTTTTCTATGTAAGCTTTCGTGTTTTGTAAAATTGACAACTGTCGGCCCTCCGCTTTTATCGTGCTTTATTTAATCCAGGTCCCGCTCCCTACATCAGCTTTCGGTGAAGCTTTGTTTGTTTCATTCATAATCTGATGAACGCTTTGCGAAACTTCTGCCGCTGTTGTATCGGTTACGGTTCCGCCGTCTGCCTGATCTCTTAGCGTTTCAAGCGCCGATTTCAAAAACTTTGGGTACTTGATTCCCATAAGCCCGCCGTTTTCGAGAATGCTGAGACATTCGTTTGCAATAAAAAATAATATGATGGCCGTTCGAATATAGTGTGTTCCCATAACATTATCGAGAAGTACACCCATACCGACAAATAACAGCATAACAATTTTGCGCAGCAGCCCTTTCAATCCTGCCGCTGAAGAAGCGCCGCCGCTCTCTGTCTTTGGGCTGTTGTGGAAAACCATCGCTACGAGCAGGCCCGTGATGTAGTCGATAGCCATCACCGCGACCAGTGCGATAATGGCGCTGTCCCATCCACCGAGTGCTTGCGCGATCCACGCGCCGACCGCGGCAAGAAATGCAAATATCATATTTTTGAGCGTGACCGCATCCATTATTTTTTGACCTCCTTTATAATCGTTTCATAGCCCTCTGCTGCAAGAACTTTTTTCATGGCTTCTGCGTTGTCTTCTTCGACAAACGCGCCGAACTGCAATGCAAAGTAGCTTTCTGTTGCGCTTTCGCTTGGAACAACCGCGACCGGCTCCGCAATCCAGTCAGTCCCGCACCACTCAACAATTGCTTTGGCCGTAGCCTCTGCCAGCTTTGCTCTGTGTGCGCTGGATTTCAGCAGTGCGATATCGCTTTTTGTGTTGTGGAAGGCGTACTCAATGAGGTATGCGGGCATGGTTGTCCATTTAAGTACGGCGAACCCCGCTGTATAAAGTTCTGACCCAAAAAGCTTAACGCCTGCGTCTCGCATTTCTTCAAGCAGCAGCCGCGCCGCCCGCTCCCGCTCTCCGCCTGCGGCCACAGTCCACACGGTAAGCCCTTCAGCATCGCCGTAACCGTCTCCATCAGGATCACTTATTGCGTTGATTAGCACCGCGTTGCTGTGCTTCGATACATAAAGGTCTGCGCCCCATGCATTTGCTTTTGCGGCACGCTCCGCAAGGCTGGGTGTTGACCCATCTTCGCGTGTCAGCAGCACTTCGTGTCCGTTTCTGAGCAAATGCGTTCGCACGCGATTGGCCATATCAAGCGCGAATTCATACTCGTGATAGCTCCCGTCCGGGCTTTGATTGTATGCCTCGGCCAGTCCATGCCCGGGATCCAAACAAATTTTCATTTTCTTTGTGGCTCCTCCGTCTTCATCTTCCCATATAAGAAGATACATTCTGTTTTGTTTTTTTCGATCAAGTGTAGTGTCAACAGTTCCGTCCGGACAGCTGAGAAAAACAGATCCGCCGCCGTCAAGATCTAAATAGAAGGCACATTTTTCTTCCATTTTTGCTTTAACCGTTTGAATTGTCATTGAACTTTCTGCAAGCACGGTGTAAGTTTGTCCGAGAAATCCGATTGCGGCCCGCCTGAGTTTTAAGCTTTCTTGCACCGTTCCGCATGTCAGAAAGTTGTCGTATTTTGTTGCGTCCGCTGTTTTTGTTAGAACAGGTTCCGACTTTGCAGACCATCCGATGCCGTTGACAGTGTTGCCCTCTTTTGCAATCCACTTGCCATCTTTGCGAATATCACCGCAAAGAGATCCGTCCGGATTGAAGAACACGCCGTTGATAATTGTCGTGCAGCCTGTACGCGCTTTTATTGCTTCCGGCGTTTCTCCATTTGTGTTGTGGAAAATTTCCATGCGTTTGAGTTTTCCGCTATGTATCATGTCTGCCTCCAAAATCCACAATGCCCGGCACCCGATTATTCAGGTGCCGGGTTTTTTGTGTGTGTTAGTTCAGTGCGATGACAATGCTTGCGTTTGCCGTTGCGCTTCCGACTACAAGGATAGCCTTTGTCGTTGCAAGTACCGTGCCGGTGTCCCCGGCCACGTTTTTAACGGTAAAGCTTTCCGTTCCGGCGTTGTAAATGATGGCATACTGTCCGGCGGCTAGGCCCAGCGTGGCGGTTTTGCTGGCAACTGTCATTTTTACCGCGATGAACGCGGACTTTTTGTCAGCGGCAGCCAGGGCGTAGTCGTCTGCTTTTTCAAGACTGACCGCGCCAAAAAGCCCGCCTGTCACATTGCCCGTGACGTTTCCTGTTACGTTACCCGTCACATTGCCTGTGATAGCTGCCGTGATGCCGCCTGTAACCGTCGCCGCGCCTTCTACGGCCAGCACGCCGGTTACTCTGAGTGCGTTTTTAATTACGGTTTCAAAGCTCATTTTGCCGCCCCCTTAAGAGAGCGTGGTTCCGCCGGAAACGCCGCCCGCAAACAGTCCGCGGAAGTCGACAAACGCACCGGTGTAACGGGAATAACCCTTCCAAATCCATTCATCTTTCGATCCGACCGCGTCGTTGATCTCAAGCTCTTTGCGGATCTGATTAACAGCGCAGTCTGCTGTCTCCACGTGGTTGCTGTCCATGATGATATAAGGGGCCGTTCCGGATGTGATAAACTGATTGAGATACGGCCAAATCAGCAGATTCCAGTTGCCATAATGTGCGTTCATGGCGTTGTTTGCGGTGTTCGGGTCAAGCTCTGAGCCAATGACTTGCAGTACCGTACGCTTGAGACTGGGCAAATTCGGAATGATAATCGTGTCCGGCACCAGAGCGAGGACGTTTTCTTTGTCATCCTTGCAGTTCTGCATCGCAGCTGCAATACCGTCGAGAGCTTCAGATGAAAACTCGTTCGAAAACAGGTTTGAAATATTGGCACCCTGCATCGGCTTGTGGGCCGTGGAGAACACGCACACATTATCGGCGCTTTTAACGTCAAAGTCTTTGCCATTGATCGTGACTTTCGTCTGCTTGCGCAGGGCAGCACCGATCATTGCCGCAAAGAAAAGCTGTTTCTTGCGGTAAAAGTCTTTGATGAAGGCCGCTGGCCTTTTGCGCAGATCATAAATTTTGCTGTCGTCAACCATTTCGCGCGTGATTTCCATGGAGCCTTTCCACACCATATCCCGCACGATTTTTTCGTAAGCAGTCTCAATACTGCCTTTGGGGTACTCGCCGTTTTCGCCCACGGGCTGGAAGCCGTCGTAAGCGGTAAGGCCTGTATAAATCTGAGACGGCCCGGTTGCGACGCGCTCCATGAAGATCATCTTTGCAATGTCCACCTGTTCATAGGCTTCCATGTGGTCCGTCAAAAGCGAAACCATCGGGGCCTGCAGTTCGCCGTACAAAGACTTTGCAAGACCGCTCATTTCGCTGAGAATAAAATCAGCCATTTGTATGTACTCCCTTCTTCCCGATTAGGGAATCCTGACGCGAACTTTGGAACCCGCGTCGGTGCCGTCAAAGCTGACAACCTCTGCCACGCCGTTTGTGGTCGTCGCCGTGATCTGGTTGCCGTCTGCCGAAATTGTGTGTTTTTCTCCGATTGCGATATCCGAATCGGCTTCGGAAAGCGTTGTTTCAAAGATAGTCTTCGGGTCAACGCGCTGAACTGCGATTGTCTCGCCTGTAGTCGTTTCTGCGATGTTGCTGATGCAGACATAAGTAGGCTTGTTCGCGCCGGTCGCTAGTGCCATTTTCCCGCTCGTAATCAGCAGCATGGTGCCGCTGTTTACGGCAAGGCTTCCGGTCACCGGAAAATATTCAAACGGCAGTCCGACGCCGTCGTCATAGGTGTGGGGTTTGAAAGACATTTTTCTGTTCACCCTTTCTTAATGGAACTGATTGTTTTTTCGTACTTCTTCTGTCGATCTGCGCCGCGGAGCTTATCCCCGTAAAGGATGTCATATCCTTTGTTGATGCCTGCAGGAACTGGCTCACCGCCGGTTCCACGCTGCACGTCCGTACGCAGATGATTTTTTCCGTTGACTTCGTTCAGTGCCGCTTGCCTGGCAGCATTGCGTTCTTTGGCAATAATCGCAGCGTGGTTGACATTGATATAGGCTTCTACAATCGTTAACCCTTTCTGGACTAACTTTTTGATTTCCGGATATTCCGGCAGCGCAAGCAAATCGTTTTCGCTTTTGATTGCCGGGTCATATTTGCGGATCTCTTCCAGCCGCTTTTCAAGTGTCTGTGCCGCCTCTCCGTCCAGGACGCGGGTCTTTTCAGTTATAACCTCTTGCGTTAGCTGCCGGGCGCGCACGACATCCGGGTGCTCGTTGATAACCGCCTCAATGGTTTCGCGGTCAATCCCGGCGTTTGAAAGCCCGGAGTTGATGCGCTTTGCGTTGAGGTCCCGCATGTAGTCGTCGTATTCCCTGAGCGTTGTAATCGGCTTCTGCGTAACTGGGTTACGAAGATGAAGCTCGGCGATGGTGTCATCTTTTGCCTTTTGAAGCGCAGCATCAAATTCTTTCTTGGCGTCGGCAATGGCCGCGTCAATTTTGCTTTTAGTTTCAGCTTCACGACGGCGGCGCGCTTGCTCTGCCCGCTCTTCTTTGGACATTGCCGCAGGCGTTTCTTTTTCCGCTTCGATATTGACGACGTCGGCTTCCGGGTTTTCAGTCTCTTCTGTGTCCGCTTCTGCCGTGTCTGTCCTTGTTGCAGGCTGGGCGACGTCCTGCGCGGGTACGCCCGTATCTGTTGCAGGCTGGGCGGTATCCTGCGCGTTTGCGCCCGTATCTGTCGCAGCGCTTTCTGGTTTTTTAGCCCCTAGTGCGCTGTACCAGTCTTTTGATTCTGCCATGGGTTCCTTTCGTTGCCTTTCGGCTTCGGGTTTTTAGCGCTATCCCAAGCGTATTTTTTGCAGCCTGTCCCGCTGCTAAGGTTTTACTTTCCGGTGCGGAGATCGGTACCGCGAATCACGGTTGCCGGTTTCTGCTTTGGCGTGCTATTAGTCGCCTTCACAACCTGTGCCCCGGCGTTTGTAACTTTGATTCCCATACTGTGCGTCCCCCTTTCTGCGATAGTTGGGTTTTGTCCGCTGTCCCAAGCGCTTATTTTTTGCAATCCCACGACGCTGTGTCGCAACCTCACAGGCCAAACCTGCACCCACCCCCGTCATTATCAGAATTCGCTCTCGTTCTGTCCGGAGCTTTCAAGGCCTTTGAGGTAATCCTCAACGCTCTGGTGCTCGTTCACGTCGAGCTTTTCGCGCCATCCGAAGTCCTCCATGAGCGTAAACTCAATGCCTTTCGTGTTTTTCTCTCTCGTGACTACCTCGCGCGCGAGATATGCTTCAACGCGCCCCCGCGCCTGCGCTATCGTGTCAAGATATTTCGGGTCTTTTTTGTAATTCGCCCACGTCTGCCGGGTAATATGCAGATAATCAAGGCAGAGGTCACGCAGCGATGGCGGTACCACGTATTCACGAACCCGTATTTCCTGCCCCAAGTCATTCAAAACCGGCTTGGTTTCGTAAATAACGTGGCCGTATCTATCTCGATTTCCGCTGTCAACCTTCTCTTCCACCGTAACCGTGCGGCTGATGCTGGCAAAATAAGCGTCAACGGCATTAGAAAACGCCTTCGGGCTTCGATATTTCTTGTAGCTCCCCACGTTTTCACCCCGCTTTCGCCTGTAAAATCCTTTACGATACCATGCTAATCCAAAAGCCGCTTCAGTTATCGGCAACTTGCTGGCGCGTTAAAAAACCCGCAACACCTGTATTTTCAAGGCATTGCGGGTTTTAATTAACTATGTGTTTACAAAACATTGTTTTTGCGTCCTATCTTGACCACAAGATATAGAACACTTTTCGCCTGCGTGTCAAAGTATCAACGCTCATGTGATGTTTTAATGCGACTTCCTGCGCGGTTTTTCCCGTCGTGACAAGCTCTTTGAGCGCAGAGGAATAATCACCCCCTGCGCTGTCGCATAGCTTGTCTATTTTCAGCCTGGTATACTTCGGTGCCGTTTCATAGTTTTGGCACGTGAAATAAATCTGGCCTTGCTTTTCATACGGCAAAGGTACCCCGCGTAGTCGCTTAAACGACACCGGCGTCACCTCCCGCCCGCTCGTTTACTGACCGTCGTGTTTTACGTTCTTTGGTTCTTTCCGATTTGTGCTTCGGGATATAGCGTATGTAGTGGTTTCCACTCTCCCGGTCGTAATGGCCGATATCAAGCGCGACCGCGCCTGTCGGCACCTTGAGTTCGTCCCGCTTATGCGTTTCCCGCTCCGGAAGAAAGACCGGCTTTTTCAGCTTGCCTTTTGTCTTCCAGCGGTGCTGAAACTGCTGCCGCCGCACCTGTCGGCATAAATAGACGGCCAGTGGTGTATAATCCGGCTGATTGCGCAGTATTTGATAATCAATGTCGCCATATTTCCAGTGTTTCATGCAAAGTTCATAGCTCGCCCTTGGCATGATGATGTGATGATGCGGCCGCACGATCTCCCCCGTCTTTCCGTTCAAGTCGGAAGACAGCGCGATGCAGTAAAATTCAGTTCCGCTCTTTTTTGCTTCTCGGTCCATCCGTCTTAGGAAGAGTTCCAGTTCGTGATCGGACGCAGCCTTGATCTTGTCAATGTCCGTCAAATCGGTTATTTCATATTTTGCGCACAGCGCCTTGAATCCCGCTTCGCTATATCCTGCCGAAAGCCAAAGATCACCATGGGAAAAATTACAGTTAATCAGACGGGCTAATACACGTGTGGCAGCCCGGTCGTTTTCATCGCGTTTGCGCGGTGTCGTCACTGTCTTTTTCTTGCTTCTCTTTTTGGTCTGCTCCGGCGCCCAGTATTTTGACATTTCGTGTACCTCGCCTGATATAATCTCCTGTATCATCCACTTGCCCTTCCTTTCGGACATGATTTTTCCTCCTATGTCAAACATGGTCGCATACTTAGGGCTTTAATAAACCCACAAGATACGCGTGCGCGCGTATTATATATAGTATCAATTGTCAAAGGCTCGAAGCGCGCCCCGTATGCACAGGGCGCAGTTCCAGCGGTCGACCCTATAATTTGCTTAATCGTTCATAACGCTGCTTCTGGTAGTCCTGCCAGGCTTTGTCGATAACTTTCATCCCGTCCAAGCCTTTCCCTGCGCAGTACCGATCAATCATTTCACAGTCTATCAGGGCTTCGTATTGTCCATAGGATAGGCCCAGCGCCAGAGCTTCAGCGTTGACTTGGTTCGCGCTTTTACCCTTGAGGGACCACCCGTTCGGTTTCTGCTCTTGCTGCAAAGCTTTTTCGGATTCCAGCTTTTCAAACTTTTTGGGTTTAGTTCTTAAGTAATAATTTTCTCTGGCGTATTTTTTCCGGGCAGCATCTGCGCAGGCTGAACAGCGTTTCTGCTTTGGCCACGGGTTTTTAATTATTTGACCGCAGTCCGGACATTTAAATGGTTCTCTCGCTGCTCTCATCCGCATAACTCCTTGCAAGCCCAAGCGACAACTGATGCTCACGCACCAGCTTGTCTACGGTCCTTCCCATGTCTTTGTTTCCGCCGCAGGCCGCAGACATGGCCGCAAGATGATGTGCCGTGGACCTCCTCACCGTGATCGTGATTTTGCAAAGGTTATTTTTATTCTTTTGTTCACGGCTTCGCGCCTCCGGCGTTCTGCTGCTTAAATGTGCAGGCTCGATCTGATTTTTCATATGTACCCTCCATTATTATTTTTTTGGCTTACTTGCTGGCGTAAGGCATTGCGATTCTGGCAATAGCCAGTGTTTTTCTTCGTGCTTCCGCTTCGTTGAATGGTTCTTTTTCAAGTTCCTGACGAAGCTCTCGGTTTAGGTCCGCTATGTTCATCATGTCAAGCGCAAAGTCAGCCTTGATCTTTTTAAGCTCCCGCGCATAGGCTTTGTTAGTGACATTCAAGTCCATGATAATTTGTTCCCGCTCTGTAAGCCGCTTGCGAAGTTCCGTATTGTCGGCTTTTTCAATGATGAGGTCCCGCTCAACGTCCGTCATAAACTGTCCCTTCCTTATTTATCTTTGCTTTTTCCCGGCTGCCCTTGCTTTTTATAGTTTCCGGTTGATTTTATCAAGACGTGAATTCAAGTAAACATTAGCTCTTTTTATTTGCTGAAGAGTTGCTAAAATAGAAGATTGTGCGCAGCGCTCTTCAACATTCACCGCGTTATTTCCGCCCTCAATTGTTATTAAAATGGCGTCTGCCATTTTAATATTTTCAAGCGTTATTTTTTCGAGTGCCCTTACAACGCCGGTCATATCGTTGCAAAGGTTGCCATTGTCGCTGATGCTTTCACTGACCGTTCCCTCCGCAATTGTTATTCCCGTGATATTATCCGCGTAAGTTCCTATATTGCTGCGATTCGCGTTGATTGCAGGCTGCATTGGTGTGAACATTTTTCATATCTCCTTTTTCATTAAATCTTCATAGATTTTTTTCCTTAAACTTGCCTCCTGCACGATATCGAACAGGCGCCCGCCGTTATCCTGAAGCACCTGGTATAGCCCCATAGACAAAACATCAACGGCTTTTTCTTCGATATCACCATCAAGTTCAAGCCCGGCATTGTGGATGATCCCGTGCAATATTTCGTGCAGCAGCGTCGTGCACTGTTTTTGATGGGCCGTTCCATCCGTGCTTGAAAGCCGAATTTCACAGTCGTCAAAGCTAATATTTCCATAGCAATAAACGTTGTCATGCCGAATATTCTCTTTGAACTGGACCGCGTATTCCACGCCGCCTATCCGTATGCTGTCAGGTATCTTCACTTTTCGCCTTTCTTAAACTTTTCTATGTTTGATAGATCTACGCAAACCGATTTGCTGCTGAGGCTCTTACCGCTAAGCAGCCGAGTCAGCAACACGCCGCGTCCATTAACGCTGAGTTCAAACCGGTCAATTAACCCCAGTAAAAATATGACCTGTTCTTTTTCCGTCATATTCTGCATTGTAATCGACATATCAAGCGACGTTCCGCCGTTTTCCTCGTAGGTTTCAAAGTCAATGTGCCCGTTCACGTCCCTGCCTCCTAACCTTTGATTGGTTCAATTTTGTCATCCGGCAGATATACCCGATATCCTACCTCGGCCCACCATATTTCAGTGGCCCGGACGATGATCGGATCATCTTCTGCTAAGCCCATTTCCCGGGCAAGCTGTGCGATCTCGTG